CATTAATTCTACAGTATAAGCTCCTACAAATTGTGGAAATATTTGACTAGCGTTTGTTTTTGCTAAAGACCACTTTTGTGTAGAGTAATTATATATAATCATTCTATCACAAGTACCTGTTGTATTAGAAGTATTATTAACTGATGGGTACAACCACATAGCTAATGTATTAAAAGGATCTGTTGCTGCTACTATTCTATCAGCATATGCTTTGTTTAAATCAGCATCAAAAAATCTATTAACTTTTTCTACTCCAATACCTACTACGTTATCACCTTGTATTTCATAGAAACCATCATCAGCATAAAAGAATACACGTCTATTATCTTGACATACTGTTCTTCCATATACTGCACCTCTATTAGGTGAAATTACTGAAAGTCTAAATACTGTTGCTCCACCAACATAGTCCATACGTACTATTTGGTTTTGTCTAAATACATAACCTACTTCTCCAGAAGTTATAGCTACAACTCTACCACCTGATCCTGGAAGATCTTGAAAGTCTGATTGTTTACCTGACCATACTGTTATGTCATTAATACCAGACCATTGAATTCTGTTTGTTGCTCCAACTATATTACCTGTAACTAAAAAATCTCTTATTACTCCAGAAACTCTAAACACAGGACAAGTTCCTGCTGTTTGAATTGAAGTAAGAGCAGCAAAGTTAGTTGATGTTCCCATTAAATAAAATTGAGCTGCATCTACTCCATTACTTGCAATTACGTATTCACCAAATTGTGTGAATGTCCAATAGTCATCATCATCTCCTGTTAAACTTCCTTTACGAGAAGTAAAAGCTCCTGATGCTAATTGATATATATCTGTTTTAGTTGCTACAAAATTAAATACAGCATTAGAGTTATCTCTAAATGAACCTGAACCATGTGCATCTTTTGTAGTATTTGATGTACCTGAATATGATACTAATGATGGAAATCTTTTGTAAGATCCCAAAGCATGATAAACATTAGTTGCTACGTTAGCACCTTTCATACCATGTGCTGGTTGATCAGGTAGCCATTCTCCAAAAGGTATTTGCATTATTTTCCTACTTTTTTAACAGCTTTTTTGTGAGCTTTATTAAAACTTAAACCAGCTTTCATATCTTTAACCATCATATTCATATGTTTTTTAGAATGATGAGCTGATGCTTTTTTTAATTGTTTTCTTTCTTTTTTATCAATCATTATCTAGCTCTATAAAATGATAAGTCTGTTTGTACATCTGTTCTTTGTTGAACAGGTGCTCCACCATACGAATCTTGTTTGTCATTATTTTCACATCTTTCCATAGCTGCAATATACATCTGTAACCATTGTTGTACTTGGTTAGGATCTATACCACCTAAAAAGTTAGCTGCATGGTATAATGAACCATATAAATATATTCCTGGATGATTATTTAAAATGTAATTTGTTGTATTAGAATCGCTAAGAGCTCCAAAACTTTTATAATATGATAAGTACCCAGTATAAGCAGAATCAGGGGAAGGCCCAAAACGTAAAGTTTCTGTTTCATTATCACTTTCAATTGTATAGACTCTAGGTCTAGCAGTTGTTGATCCAGCTTTAATCTCAAACATATTATGTGGAGTTATATATTCCAAAGCATATTTGGTACTAGCTGATAGTATATAAAAAGATCTTACACCTATAAAACCAGTAGGAACAGATTCTGTTTCAGAATCTATTGTAATAGCATCTATTTGTTCCATCTGTCGTATTCTTAGTTTAGCATTAAAGTCAGCTTCAGTTAGTGCAATAAAATCTGCAATTTGAGTTGTCAAATCAGATCTATTTAACCAATCTGCTATAGATGATTTTAATCCTGAAAATGTTGTTAATGCCATTATAAATTTCCTTCAGCTGTTCTAAAATATCTAAACTCATTACTGTTTAGTTTAGTTCTCATAATTTTTCTTTGTATATCTTTAGGTAATTGAAACCAGTTATTAGTTCCATTATATTCTTTAGCCCATATAGAAAGTATTAAAGGTGGTATACTTGCTACTCTTTTCATTTCTTTAGCACCAGAAATATAACCAGAGTCGTGATTGTATAATGCTTTATTTCTTTTTAATAAAGGGTTTACATCTTGAGAGTTATTAATAGTTAATTGACCATCAGACTCTTGGATGTATTTAGTCTTTACACCTGCATCATATTCAACTGATCTTACTTTACCCATAAATTATTCAGTTAGTTCTGTAACGTATAATTCTCCATCTGATCCACCAATTCTTAATACACCTATTTTTTCTCCAGCTGATACTTTAATAATTTCAACTTCATTTGCTGGTAATAATGGTGTAGTAACTGCAGCTGTTGGAGCTACACCTACTGCTATGTGACAAGCAATAGTACTAACTACTCTAACATATTCTGTTCCATCTGTAAAAGCATCACTTCTAGTGTTTGATGATCCTGAAGTTAATTTAAGTGTAACTCCATGTCTTAATCCATAGTTCATGTTTTGTTCCTTTTGTTAGGGGATGTTACCATCCCCATAATTAATTATCTTCTAATTACAAATGTAACGTAAAGTACAATTGCATTAGTTGAAGCACCATCAGTAATCATTTCGATAGTACCACCTTCTGCAACGTCATTAGCTGCTGTAGGTACTGCTGTATCTACATCTCCAGCTGCTGAACCAGATTGTGTTACAGTAATTCCACCATTTGTAATAGCAGTTCCACCTATTTCAAAAGTGATTCCTCCATTAGCTGTGCCAATTGCACCTTGTAATGCAGTAATAATTTTTATTACTTTTCCACCATCAGGGATTGGTACAAATGTACTTGATGCAGTACTAATGTCTGCAATTTTTGCTGTTATAAAATAGTCGTTTAATGTTCTCATTTTGTTTCCTCATTGTTCCGATCATAACCCCTCTCTGATCTTCAATGTTTTAAAAGTACTAGGGGAGTAGTATTGAGGTTACTCCCCTATATACGTGTATTTATTATGATGTAGTTAAGTCTGCTACTAATCCTGAAGCTGCTTCGTTTCTAGATTCTAGAGTTGCTTCAACAAGAAGCTGTCTTTTCTCTGAGTCACCAGTCTTAGCAAGTTCATGCATAGAGAAGTCTCTTAAGAATGCAACACCGAAGTATTCCATATCTAATACATAAGCATCTCTATCTCTAGAGAATCTGTTAGGTACTACTTGTAATTGACCAAAGTCAGATGCGTACACGTCTACTGAAGTGTATAAAGTTGCATCTGCACCAGCGTCAAATCTAGTAGAATTACCAGTAAAGCCAGATAGTTTTTGCTTATTGAAAGGGCCACACATAATCATAGATGGATCTCCACCAGCATTCCATACTGATTTGATAACATCTTTTAATTGTGATTCTGTGAAAGCTCTTTGAGTTCCATCAGTTCTAGCAGTGTTTCCAATACCAGATCCTGTAGTTCCATCAGCAGCTTTGTTATCATTAGTGATAACCCAAGCTCCTAAAGAACCCATTTCTCTAGCAGTTGTAGCATTTCCTGCAACTTCTGCATTGTTAGTTGTAAGCATTGCTTCCATATCTCTTTTAAGCTCTTTAGCTTTTTTAGCGATTTGGTAAGCTATTTCAGATGCTCTACCTGCTTTATCAACAGACTCTTGAGTTCCAGTAATAACTACAGTTTTATCCATAATTTGAGAACTGTTAGAAAGTCTAACTGTTGCAGTTGTTGCGTCTAAAGTTGCTTCGTCACCTTCAATAACAGCATTACTTGATGATGCTGCTGCAAGTGAGTCTGTTTGCCATTCGTGAACTACAGCAGTTGCTTTTGTTTTAGCTGCAGAACTAAGGAAGGGCGTATCTGTTGGTGAGATTGAGTAGATAACGTCAGAAAGATCTTCTCTTTCGCCTACTGAATCATACGTGTCAAACGTATTAGTTGGTTGTGCCATTGTTTATTTCCTTTGTTGAGATTTAAGATTAATCATATCGGCTATAGCAGACTGGGCATCTCTTATATGACTAGACTTTCTTAGCGTATTGATTTTATTTCTTACTTCCTCTCTACCTGAACTAACATTCGATTTAGCAACACCAGCTTTTAAAACTTTAGGAGCATTAGCAACCTTTTTAGATACTATAGGTCTTTTGTCTTTTTGAGACTTAAAACTCATAGCGTCTTTTGCTACCATTAAAAATCTATGGTCTGCAAGGCTACCTATCTCTTGGTCATTAAAACCATAATCACGTAACGAATTACGTAAATTAAGTTTAAAAGAGTCAGCTTTATTTGGATCGCTAAACTCTGGTATTTTTGTTGCAGCTAATTCTTTTTGTGTTTCAAGGTAATTCTCATACTGTTTGTTCTGAGCTTGTCTTGCAGTTGCTTTTAAAGATTCAATGTGTTGCTTTTCTTGTCTTAATTGAAAGTCAAGTTTAGCAGCTTCAGTTGGATCTTCTTGATAAAGTTTAGCAAGATCTTGTCCACCTTGTTTTTGTTGTACAAATTGATCAGCTGTCGAAATTAAATCGTTTAGTTCTGATAAACGAGTGTCGTAAGTTTGACGCAAACTATTCTTTTGAGTTTCAAGATCTCTCTTTTCCATTCCTAAAGTATGAGTTTTTTGTCTATAATCCGAGTCTCTAGAATATCCTGCCTTCAGTTCATCGAGGCTCACCTCAAGCTCTTGACCACTTACTTTTACTCGGTGGAGCTCTGGTGTCTCTAATTCTGTTGGTGTTTCTTCTGTTGTCTCAGTATTTTCAGTAACCTGTTCTTCTGGAGTTTCATTCGACTCAGATTGACTCTCTTGAACTTCCTGTTTCTCAGGAGTTGGTTCTGATGGTTCTGCTTTAGTTTCTGGTACTTGAGTGTCCTTTGTAGGATTCAGTATTCCTGAAATTTTATTAGCTGCACCTTCTATTGTTTCTGCCATATCGTTCCTTTCATTGGTTGACGAAATTGAAGTTTCGTTAGATTAACTTCGTTTATTTAGATTCTCAAGATCTACTTGAGCAAGTTTTCCACTAGACATGACGCTAAGTAAATGCCCTTGGATTTTTTCTACCATATTAAAGGCTACCCAAAGGTTTCTTCGCTTGTCATCATCTGCGAAAGATGTATTAAAAATCTCTTGTCTATAAATTTCTAAG